GGCGCAGTGCCTGTACCGGCTTTGGTTACTGAAGGAGCACCTGTAGGGACAGGGACGCCCATCTCATAATAGCTGTTTGGATAAGGCGCAGTACTAGAACTGGTCGCCATTGCCCAGTTAGTTTTTCTAGGGGTAAACCCTGAGCTTGTGTAGTACAAGCGAAATTCAGATAAGTCAGCAACAGGACCGGGTACAACGTCCACGTCATAATTCCACTCAAGCCACACAGGTGAAGAACTGGATGGTCCGCTAAACTTATAAATAGATTGAACGCTAGAGCCGCCACTTGGCGTGTACTCTAAAGTCGGATTTCTCCAAGGACGAATCTCAAGAGACGTCAGCTTGGCATTATTAGCAATTTGCGCTTGGTTACCCTCGAGCGCAGTGGGACCAGTCCTCGGTACGATACCGGAAAAATTATCAATACGTAAACCGGGCATGATCCCACCTTCTCAATTAAGCTGCAGGAGCGTCTTCGGCAGGAGTATCTGCTTTCTTAGACTTTGTTGTTTTTTTACCACTGACTTCAATTTCTTCTGCCAATGCTTTGCCATCATCGTTCAGGTTAAAAACACCATCATCATCCAGACTACCGACTTTTTTACGGTCTGCCATGATGCCCACGATAATGTTACCAGCAACCAGCTCAGCGCCTGTTGCTTCCATAAATTGTTCAAAACTGATTGCCATATTGGCTCCTTAAAAGTTGATAAAAAAGGGTTGTATTTAGGCTAGTCCAATAAAGAACATTCAGCCGTTCGCCGTTTTAACAGTCCCGGCAAAACTTTGCCTCCGCCTTTGGTCCAAAGCATCAGTTGTTCTTTTGCCCCTTCCCAATCCCCGGAATTGATTTTCCTCTTTAACGTGCTTGTTTGCAAGCGTCCTACACCAAGGTTATAGCAAAAGTCAACTATGGCGTTGCACTTACGTTCGTCAGTAATCAACCCGGGGCAATTACGCAAGACACCGGGTAGGTACGTGTGCTCAAGTTCAATCATCAAAAGCGCCCGAGCCGTGGGTTCATCCATCGGTGGATCGTTTAAATCTACCTTGCGGCCATCAGAGTAATAGGTACTGCCGTATCCAATCGTGGGAATACCAGCCGGACACAGGTACGGCTTAGCACGATAGCCCTCAAACTGACGGCACAGAGAGGCGGCTAACTCTAAGTTCATAGCCCACGTTTAGCCAAAGTACGATCGAGGAACCAGAAATTAATTGTCCCAGCCAGCAAAGCCGAGAAGTCTGGTGTCATCATTGTCTTAAACACTTCCGTGGGGGCAGCCCCCGCTAGCCATGCGTTCCATGCAAACCATACATGAATAAATGACCATACAAATAATACCCAGTAAGTAACGACTGGACGGACGGATGCAGACAACGATGCAGCCCAACCGCCTGCGGCTTTAACCATATCAGCTTGTTGTTGAATGGCGGAATTGAACGCATCCATAACACCTACATCTACTGCAGCTTCGCGCTGTGCACCAATTTCGGCCAGCTTCATCTGGCCACGCATTTGTTCTAAGTCGCACTGGCGAGAGAACATTAAAGCCTCATGCTCACGCTCGTTTTTCTTATCAAAAAACTTCAGCACTTCAGGTGCAAGGCGAAACACGCCGCCAAAGATGGAGCCTAGTAAGCCCCCGGATAAAAGTTCAAACATGATTACTCCTCACAATGTTTACATTTGTGGTGGCCGCTGTCCCCGTGCGAGAGTTTGACCCCCGCTAACAGGCCAATGAAGCCGCCAATGATGGTTTGAAAAGCCGGGTGGAGCATACTGAAGATTTCTGAGTTGTCCACCTCTTTAGCCCACAGGCCAAGCAAGAACGCAACGACCATCCCCAGCACAGACAGGCAGAGAGTGGCGGCTACCATGAGGGTTACAGAATAGGTCAATCTACCTACTACGTCTGGGTTGTGTTCCATTTCAACTCCTATACATAAATGTCCAACTTACGGTTCTGGAATATTTCCAGCCTAATCCTGTTTTGTTCGGCCTTTTTGCAATACAACTCAAACAGCAGGTCTTGTAGTTCTGTTTCTGCCTTGGCCGATTTAACTATTGCACGATGTTCTTCTTGATGCTTTTCAATTCGTCTTTGGGTACCATCAATTTTCTGAGGGTATCCACTGGCATTAACAAGGGGGAACATTCTGATTTTGTCAATCATTTTTTGTCCTCTCTTTCTCGCGCTCGAGCGTAGTAGTAAAGAACCTTGCCCCTGAGTTCAGCAGAATCAGCCACTCCAGCCCACTCTGCCAAACGGTTCCATATTAAAGCCATGTCTTCAGATGAACAATTATCTCCATTTGTTGTAAGCCACCGAGACAATTCCATATGCCTTCTTGTGGGCTCACTGATCCAGCTTACGTTATAAAAGTCGACGATTCTGCATGGCGGTTTTGCACTAGCCCCTGCCAATAACAGCAACAATGGTAGGAGCAGCCAACGCATGTCATCTGTGCCTCTAAAGTCCTAAAAACTTTTGAACAAAAGTAGCTGCGACGCCCGGGCCAAACAACACAGCCACCATGACGGCGTAAATCATATATTCAACATGTTTCATGCGGTCTTTACTTCGATCCAATTTTTCTTCAATGGATCGGTAGCGTTCAGCGCAGACAGCTTCATGCACAGCAAGTTTTGTTTCTATGGAGTCCATTCACTTAAGATTCCTAAGTTTGTACAGTGTGCTTAAGTACTGAGCAACGGCTTCGTCAATAATATTTTGAAGCGCAGTGTCTGTCTTATCAACTGCGGTGTAACGAATCTTTTCAACTGAATCTAGATACCGAGCCAACACATCAGCAGGTTCACTGGTCATATCCGTCTCTTCCAACATAGGGATATCGTCAATAAGTCCATGACGACCTTGGTAGGCTTCAGTCAACGAGTCAGCAATTTCTACAATACTAGGATAAAACTCCCCCAACGCCATGTGCTGGGAAAAGCTTTTTGTATGCAGGTGCGCTCTGTGCGCGTATTCACGGCTTAAAAACAGCAGTGCAATTAATCGTCCGATCATGTCGACTCCACGGTAGGATTCATAGACGCAAGGTTAGCAATAAGCCTGCTGTCCGTAGGATTGAATTCTAGAGCTTTTTTACAAAATTCGATAGCAGAATCTTTAAGTCCTAGGTTCCAAGCGGCAATACTCGCTAGATCATAAGGTTTCTCAGTCCATACCGACGGGTCCATCGTATACACAAGTGCTTTATCTTTGATGCCAAGCGCAGACAATGCAGCAGCATAAGACTCCGCCCACATGCCACGGCGGTAGCACTGCATAGACAATTCAACCCATGGCTCACGAGTGCCGGGGGCCTCGGCAACAGCAAGGCGTGCCCATTTGATGGCTTCTTCAACATGGCCAAGTTCGTCGTGTGACTTAGACAATAAGCGCATGGCGTAGCAACGCTCGTTCTGCCAATTGGCTTCAGGCATGTCAAGGTACTTCTCAAGGGCTACGATAGCATCCTGCCAACGGGAATAGAACGTCAACTCACGGGCATGGTAAAACGCATTACGTGGGCAGCGTGGGTCTTCTGCAACAGCTAACTCTAGGAGCGGCATGTACTGACCACGAGATTTATTGTTGTCTGGATGATGGCTTACCAGCAGCATGTCTGTGTGTGCGTAGACTTCCTTGGTACGGTTGTCGGCACGGGGGTATTCATGAACTGGGTGGTGCCAGTGGTATCCAGTGCGATGATGAATCTTCTCGTAGAAGAAACTGATGCCGCAACCCCAGTCGAATTTGTAGCGCAGGCGTGTTATCTGCTCTGTCCACACACGCTCAATCTCTTCTCTCCAGCCCGGCTCCATGACTTCGTCCAAGTCAAGAGAGATACACACGTCAAAATCAGCAGGGATCAAGTTAAGGGCAGTGTCACGCGCCTTGTCGAAACGCCAAGGTCTAACGGAGATGTCATACACTGTAGCGCCCAGAGAACGGGCCAGACTAGCAGTATTGTCTGTAGAACCAGTATCAGCGATAAGAATAAGATCGGCATCTTTGGCTGACTCACAGAAACGTTGTACAAATTGTTCTTCGTTTTTACTGATGGCGTATACGGCAATTTTCATAGGTATCCTTTAAGAAAGTGGGTCGGTTGGCCACACCACTGTCTTTATATCAGAATACGTCTTGGTTATGTCGCGTAAGGCTTGACGATACGCCAGTACAGCAGCAAATTTATCTGCTGACATTGTGTTGGGAATTTCCAACAGGTCTTCTTCCTGTTTGCGTTGCAGTACCCAGTCAGTGGCGTACAACTTGGCGTTGCGTGCGTCCACAAGGGTAAGCGGCGGGTATGGAGGATGCTCAGCCAAGTCTTGAATGGCTGCAGCTTTGATCTTGTCTAAGTTTTCTTTGATCCAAACAATTGCATGTAAATCTGGGCCATGCTCAGACTTACCCCCAGTGAATTCAACCACATAAATACTGCGACCGGGCTCATACGATACAAGCTGCATGGTCTCAGAGTAGGGAAAACCCGCACCATATTTAAATGCGTTGGTAGAGGAAAACGCATGCTCAACGTTGTCGATTCGGCAAGAAGCGGTGTTGTTGTAAAAATCAATAAAGACGTATTGAGTCATGGTAAACCCCTAGATAACCAATTGGATAAAAGCAAGTTTGATGTTTGCAGGAAACGCATCAGTTGTCAAAGTCGCACCAGATACTGTATGTGTGTGGGGGAACGAAGTAGACGCGTGAGGAATGTACAAGAACGAATAAATGCTGGTGCTCAAAATAAAGTGAGCATGGGTAAAGTTGTCCGATGCTGCCGTAGGAACCGTGGTTGCATAAGTCGTTGAAGCACTGGTAATCGCACCATGCGCTGTGGCAGAAGACGTGGCGTACCCAAGGAAATACCCTTGCATGTCTATCGTTCCGTTGGCCCCATCACATACTTTCCAGTAAGGTGGAAGTAAGGAAAGGTTTCCGCAGTACATGACGATGGTAGCGTTCTGGGGTATCTGCCGTGATGCTGCGATCCACAGTTTTAACAGTTTGCCTTTAAGGGCAGTGATTGAGGCAGACCCGGTCAGAACATGAGAATGTGTAGTTGAAGATGTAGAAACATACGCAGGCTGGCTTGTTCCGGATGTTGCGCCAGTCATTTGTGCACCGCTTCCAACATACTGAAGGTGTGAATGGCTTCCAGAACTGTAGGATGAAACAGTGAACGTAGGCGTATGGGTGGCTGCTGCGTTGTCTGTAACTGAACTGCCGCCAGATATATACCGGTCAGATGTTGCTGCTAACTTTTGAGACCCGCTAACCAGGTTGGTTCCATTGATATGAATGGTATTGGCAGGAAAGAACTTTTGCTCCGTGGCAGTGCGCAGCATGGTAATTGTTGTACTGATCGGTCTCATCTCAGTACTGACTGTGACTGTAGATGGGGTTACTGTATGCGTGTGATTACCGGCTGTGACAAGGTTGCTATCAGCTGTACCCGCTCCGCCGACTGAAGAAACGGCGCTTCCGTAATGCGCACCTGCAGTACCTAATCCAGTAGCAGTGGCAACAGTACTTCCACTGGCGGCAGTTGTGGTAGCAATCTCTGACTGCGTAGCAGTGCCAACAATAAATTTACTGGCCGCAGCACTATAAATATCCCAGCCGTCTACCGCAGCAGAATAAGTGCCGTTATAAAAAATAACAGTATCAGCAGGGATCGCATAGACGTAAGGTGAAGTAAACCCGCCGAATGAACTTTTGACGGATAACATGATTAGGCGTATTTAATCTGAGACACAAGCGCAGTGTATGTAGCTGCGGCTGTCTTGATAAGCGTCAGGGTGTAGATATCCAGTGCACTGGCACTACCGGCTGTGATGGGCGAACCGCCAGGATATTTAGGCGTTACAGTGACGGTATCCACGGTGAATGCTGTGGGGTAATAAGCCGTTGTGCTGTTGGTCACGATCAAAATTAGCGTTGTTGACTGACCTGTTTGTAGCAAAGAATCCAGCGTTATGCCGCTGTTGCCTCGCACGTTCCACGTGAAATTAGTCGTTGAGTTGCCTGTGTAGTACAGGATGCTCTGAGTTAACACATCAAACTGCGTCGTAGCCGCAGGTGCCGAAGCCGATACCGTCACGGTTTCAAACGGAGACTTCAGCGTTTTGTTCGTCAGCGTCTGGTTACCTGTCAACGTTGCCAACGTGGCCAAGAACGTAGCATCAACGTTGGGGGATATGATTTGCGTAGTCATGCTATACCTTTATGCTGTAGGCAGTGGTGCTGTTGGCGGTGTAAACGTTGCCGTGTATCGAGCGGACTTGGTAATCCGTAGGTCTGCAATATATCCATTAAATAGGGATGACGTCGTACCTTGTGACCCAACATACAACGGGGCAACTATTGAGTCTGTCGTTGCATATACTGTTGTAGTTACTAATACTCCATTTACAAATAATTTCAGCGAACTACCTGAGCGAGCTACTGCTATATGAGTCCAAGCGCCTACGGTTAAATAGGTGCCATATGTAGACTGCAATGCATTGGCATGTATAAATGCTACACCATATGTCCCTCCAGTGCTTCTATTTATAACAACTGACCAACCGTTGTTTGTGCCACCATCATAAGTTCCAGCAATAGCTAATCCATATGTAGCACTTGCTACATTAGGTAACACCCAAGCTTCAACTGTAAAATCTGTGCCTAATGCGTTACCTGCATTAGATGGCGATACCGCATAATCACCCGTACCGTCAAAGTACATACTGCTGTACGTGTTCTTCTGGAATGGGTTTTGTGATTTGATTAAAGGCGTTCCGCTACGAGTAATCGTAAAAGCGTTTGAACTGTTATCCACAAACGACTTGGATTGGCAGGTCAGGAGTGATGTACCACTGACAGCAGTCAAGGGTGCTGTAGGAGGCGTAAAGTTGGCAGAATAAAGCGATGTGCCTTTTACTATCTGTAAATTACTAATACTTCCGGGGAAGTAATTTGGCGCGCTTGCACCATACCGACCAACCAGCAAAGCAGAGGCTTGGAAAAATTGACGTGACTCACTGGCGCTACCGCCGGATAAAGTTAACTGCACTCCGTTCACATAGCATTTTAAAGTATTGGACGCTCTAGTAACTGCAACATGAGTCCAGGTATTCAAAGAAATAGTAACGTTCCAAGAAGGGTAATTTTGAGATGGGTAATAGACAGCTAAATATACTGCTGTTGGGCTAACACCAAAATAATCAGAGTTTGCTCCTGAGTCAGACCCTAGAACCATACCCCCATTACCAGTTAAATATGCCCAAAACTGGATTGTAAAATCACCCGTTAACTGTAGTGCCGCATTTGCAGGAATGCTTAAATAATCACTAGAGCCATTAAAACTGTTGCTGTAGTAAGACCCAGCGTATGGTGTCTCGTAATTGATCTTTGCATCACCAACAGTTTCTAAGTCGTTTGAACGGCTGCTGTCTGCCACACCGCCTTTGTCCATATTGAGCAAAAGTGAAGTACCTGCGGTAGCTGTTAATGGTGCTGATGGAGGAACAAATGCAGATGTATAAACTGCTGTTCCTTTTACTAATTTAAAATCAGTAATATATCCAGGCCAAGAACTGCCAGTAC